CTGATTCTGAACCTACAGTTCGTACAGACAAAAGTTTTGAAGAATCTATTAAAAAATTAATTAATGGTACCAGTGAAGAAACTGTGTATGTTGAATTTCCAAAACTGAATTTGAAAAATATTATTATTGAGTCTGATATTTTTCATAGTAGACTTTTAAAATATTGGAAAGATGTTGATAGTGATACTTCAATACCGGATGGTAAATATTTGAAATATAAGCAAGATGCTCAAAACCAAGTCAATTATATGATGAAGGAATTTGAATGCAAAAAAACTGCGGATTCTTATGCTCGTGCAAAAACTTCTCGCACTGGAATTTTAGATTGCTCCAAGCTTCATACTTACAAGTATAATGAAGATCTATTTAAAAAAGTAACAACTCTATCTGATGGAAAAAATCACGGATTGATTTTTGTTTTGGATTGGTCTGGTTCTATGGATGGATGTATTTTTGATACTGTAAAGCAGATGTTTAATATTGTTCTATTCTGCAAAAAAGCTAGTATTCCCTTTGAAGTTTATGCTTTTTCAAATGAATATTATGAAGTGGAGAATGACAAAAAAATTATTCTAAAGAGATCCTATGAAATTGCAGAATATTTACTTTCAGTTCCAAGCGATTTTAAAATGATTAAAATTCTTACCAGCGAATCTAGAGTAAATATTTTAGATAGTTATATGAAAAATATTTTTCGTATTGCTTACTATTATAATGATCGTGGATATGCTTCCTATACTATTCCTGCATTTGCTTCTCTTTCTGGAACTCCTTTAAATGAGGCTATGATTAGTTTGGGGCAAATTATTCCAGAGTTTAGGAAAAAAACAAAGGTTCAGAAACTGCATTGTATTATTCTAACTGATGGAGATGCTGCTGGCATTCCATATCACAAAATGATTAAAACTAGTAATGGTGAAGATTGCTATATGGGATATCGCTCACTTCGCCCAGGAGTATGTCTTCGGAATCGTTCAACCGGAAAGACCTATAATTTAGATTCAGGTCATTATCAAATTAACTCTAAAATTCTTGAATGTGTAAAGGAAGCTAATCCTGAAGTTAATTTCATTGGAATACGTTTAGTGGAATCTGGTGAGTTTAATTATTTTATCAATCGTTATCCTATGGATGATGATAAAATCAAATCTCTGAAAGATGATTGGAAAAAAAATAAATCAATTAGTCTCACTAATTGTGGATATACCAAATATTTTGGAATATCTCTTAGCTCTTTAAATCAAGATAGTTCTTTAAAAGTAAAGCCAAATGAAAGCGTTCTAACTGCTTTTAAAAGATCTGTAAATTTGAATAAAATGAATAAAAAGTTTCTAAATGAATTTGTTTCTTTGATTTCTTAATATTGGGGGGTTTAGGCCCCCTTTTTTAATAAATAAAATAAAACTAATTAGAATTATGAATTCTAAAACAATACAAAGTTTAACAGAAGTTTATACTAGCATTTATGAAGATGCCCTTCAAGGTAGACTTTTAAAGAGGGATGATGCAACTCCATATAAGTTTAATCGCAAAGGCGGAGGATCTTCAACTACATTTAGAGCAACTGATCCAGTTTCAACTTCTAAACCAACATCTACGTCAGTTGAATCTCCTACTCCAAAAACATCTCCAGGTCAATTGTCATTAAATACATTGCGGGCTACTGGTGGTACTCCTGGCCCTCCTCCTGGAGCAACAGTTCGTGCCACAGGGCCAACTGGAAATTTTCCACAATTGAATCGTTATATCAATAAGCCAAGTTCGGGAATGTTAGTTCCTGCATCTAAAGCTTTGGGTATTGCTAGAGCTGCCAGAATTGGATCTCCTCTAGGAATTGTTGCTGCAGTTATGGAGCCAACTCCAACATCTTCACAAGATACTCCTTCTACTGCTCTTCTTTCAAAATCAACGAAGGCTCAGCAATCTGTTGGAAAATATAATACTATGGATCCTGGTGGAAGAATTCGGAATCGTTTAGCAGTTGGTCAAGGTAAAGTTGGAACAGTTGCTCAATCTTTTGACAAAGAATATGCTAAGCAAAAGTCTGCTGGAGCAAAGACATTCAATTTTCAGGGTAAAAGCTATACCACAGATTCTTATGATTTCTTTGATATGATGATGGACTATTTAATTTCTGAAGGTTATGCTGATACGAATAAAAATGCTATTGTAATTATGGCAAATATGAGTGAGGAGTGGAAGCGGAGTATTGTTGAAGAAACTACAAGAACCGAATATCTTCAAAAAAAATTTAATAAAGAAAACAAGAAAAAATCTGGTTCTGCTCTTACTTTTATTCCTGGAAAGCAAAATACTGGGCAAGCACTACAGAAAGCAAGAGAATCTGAAAGACATATGAGTGGTGATAAATAAACCACTTTCCAAACTGGCACAGGGGGGCTATGATAGCCCCCTTTTTCATGTAGTATTACATTGCTGATAACAAATGAACCAATGCCCAAAACAATTATGATGACTGATGATCAGATCCTTCAAGATCTTAAGGCTACTTATGGTCCAGAAATAACCTCAGGTGATATTCGTGGATATTGTGCTATGAAAGATATTTCATATCCCACTGTAACTCGTCGTTTGGAAAAATTTAAAACTGGTCACGGTAAGTGGAATCTTGAGATTACTCCTCAAGAAGTTGAAAAAATTGAAAATGCATATATTGCTCCTGCAGCAATTCCAGCAATTGAACAAAATCTTATTCCAGAAAAAGATGATAACTTTGTCAACTTTGGCAATTTCTTAGACATTAAAAAAGTCATTTCTACTCGTTTGTTTTATCCCACCTTCATTACTGGCCTTTCTGGTAATGGTAAAACTTTTTGTGTAGAACAAGCTTGTGCTCAACTAAAGCGAGAACTTATTCGTGTAAATATTACAATTGAAACTGATGAAGATGATCTTATTGGCGGTTTTCGTCTTATTGATGGGGATACCGTCTGGCACAACGGCCCAGTCATTGAAGCCCTCCAACGAGGAGCTGTATTGCTTCTTGACGAAATTGACCTTGCCTCTAACAAAATTCTCTGTCTCCAATCTATCCTGGAAGGGAAGGGAGTATTCCTTAAAAAAATTGGAAAATTTATTCAACCAAAACCCGGATTTACAATCATCGCAACCGCCAATACTAAAGGCAAAGGTTCAGATGATGGAAGGTTCATTGGAACTAATGTGCTCAACGAAGCCTTTCTTGAAAGGTTCTACATCACCTTAGAGCAAAAGTATCCCCAAACGGCTATTGAACTTAAGATTCTGGAAAAAGTTTGTTCCAGTTTGAATATTGAAGATTGCAGTGAATTTTGCAATTACCTAGTTCGTTGGGCAGATAACATTCGTAAAACCTTCTATGATGGTGGAATTGAAGAGGTAATTAGTACTCGTCGTTTGGTTCACATCATTCGTACATATGCAATCTTTAAGAATAAAGACAAGGCCATTCGCCATTGCATCAATCGGTTTGATGAAATCACCAAACAATCGTTTATGAATTTGTACAATGCGGTTGATGGAACCGGTGAATCTGAAGAATTTAAAGAATCTAATTCTTCAAATGTAGTTGACGAAGATGAATCGGTATGATATAATTTGGGGAGGCATGTCCTCCCCCTATAATTCAAATTATGTCTGAAACATCTGATACCAAATATACCTTGAAATGCAAGGAAACTAATACTATTGATCTTCATTGGAAATATAATGAAGATAAAATTTTAAAAGAAGTTCAAGAATATGTTGCTAGAACTTACCATTCACACTACACCTCCGAAAGTTCAAAAGTCCAAACTCTAGATTTGATTGAATCTATTGGTGATGCTGAACCATTTTGCCGAAGCAATGCAATTAAGTATTTGAGTCGGTTTGGTAAGAAGAATGGTAAGTCCAAACTTGATATTCTCAAAGTAATTCACTATTGTATTTTACTTTATCATTTTGCTGGTCTTGACAATGAAACTAAGGGAACCTATGAAACTTTCTGACAAAACAATTTCACTGCTTAGGAACTTTGTTGATGTGAATCAATCTTTGATGTTTCGTTCGGGCAATAAAATCAAAACAATGTCCCTGATGAAAAATCTTTTTGCTGAAGCTTCAATTACTGAAACGATTCCTCGGGATTTTGCAATTTATGATCTGGGCCAATTTTTGAATGGAGTGTCCCTTCATCAAAATCCAGAAATTACTTTTGATAATGATTCTTACCTAACAATTCATGGTGGCGGTCATAAGACAAAATATTATTTTGCAGATCCATCTCTTATTATCAGTCCTTCACTGGATAAGGAAATTAAACTTCCATCTGAAGACGTTTGTTTTGAACTCAGTTCAGATCAACTTAAAAGTTTATTGAAAGCTTCTGCAGTTTATCAAATATTTGATCTTACTGTAATTGGAGATGGTAAGTCAATTAAACTATTGGTAAGGGATAAAGAAAATTCAACTTCTAATGAATTTTCTATTAATGTGGGTCAAACAGATTCAATCTTTACCTTCAACTTTAGGGTAGAGAATTTAAAGATTCTTCCTGGAAAATACGAAGTTGTCATTTCGCAACAAAATTTTTCTAGGTTCCGTCATACGACTATAGATCTGGTATACTACATTGCACTTGAACCCGATTCCACTTTTGGC